TCCAACGGAAAATTCGCCAACTTTTAGGTTTTAAGAAGGGCCAGCGAGTTAAAGACGCCCACGTTGAGCAGTGGATTGGGATTAGCTACGACGAGATGACCCGGATGAAGGAGTCTCCAGATAAATGGATTACCCATCGATGGCCTTTAGTCGAGAAGGAGATGAGGCGCGGTCAATGTTTGGAATGGCTGAAGACCAACGGTTACCCAGAAGCGCCAAGGTCAGCCTGTACGTTTTGCCCGTACCACAAGAACGATTACTGGCGATACCTGAAAAACGAATGGCCGGATGATTTTGAAGAGGCTTGCGAGTTTGATGACAAGATTCGCGAAGGTATCAACAAGGCATCCGCCAAAGACTTTCAAGCAGAAGAACTTTACCTGCACTCAGACTTGATACCATTACGGAAGGTCGATGTGAGGAATGATATTGATAAAGGGCAACTTACCTTTTTGGATGAATGTGATGGAGTCTGCATGCTGTAATTTGGTGGTAGTAAATAGGTTTACTACCATTACCAGTAGTTAACTGACAGGTAGTGGTAGTAAATTATTCCCCCCTTTAGGGGGGGGAATTAATTAACTACCAGCAACTACCGACTGATTTAGTGATTATGAGTGAAAACGAGGAAAAACGGAAAAGAGTTAAGCCGAGGAAGAAACCGGGCAATTCACTCACCGCTGCCAAGGCGTTGATCATGACTCCAGACCCGTCGAGGGTGGATGTTAAGGATCTCATCCCAGACTCATGCAGGGAGAAGAAGGGGAAGGATACACTTGGCAGGACAAGGGGTGGACCGAACAAATACAATCCAGATACCGTGGAAGCTATTCTTAGGAACGTAGCCATAGGTATGCCGGAGGGAAGGGCGGCGCAATTGGCTGGAATTAGTGCGGGCACATTGACGGAGTGGAAGAAGAAGTGGGGTGACATGGCCGAGGCGCTCGCGCGTGCGGCTGCGGTGGCCCAGGATGAGTTGTACGGCGTTGTGCGGCAAGGGATGGCCAAGAACCCTCGACTGGCGCTGGAAGTCCTTGAGCGCCGGTTCCCGAACGAGTGGGCGGCACACAGCAAGCATCAGGTGGCTGGCGTGATCGCCCAGACGCAGATCAGCCCGGACATGCTGGCCGGATTGCACGGCGCGAGATCCGAGCGGGACGCATCAGGTGATACAGAATCACCTGATTCAGGGCCAGAAACCATTGATATATAGGGATATCCTGCGCCGTGCTAACACTTATGCTAACAGTTCCCGTCCTGAAAGACCCACAAAAACAGGGTCGAACCGGGCATGGCTACGGCATCGAGGCCACAACCTGTAGTGGTGCGGGCGGCAGGGCATACCAGCGGCGGCGGCACAACATATGGGGGGTCATGGCAGGGCACCACAACATATTGGGGGGTAGGGGGGCACCCAGATCGCGGCGCGGTATTTCGCCCCCCCCACCCCATTTTTACCCCTCGCGTAAGAAAATTATGAACAAACTAAATCAAAACGCATACGGCGGGAGATACGCCTGGGACAAAGGATCCATGGTAATGGATGAACTTAGCACCCGCGAATACAAGAGGCGGCTCAAGCGAGAAATGAAAAAGCACGCAAAAAGGTTCCGGAACAAAAAGCCTTAATGTTCCGGTATACGAAAAACACCCAAAAACGCTACAAACAGGGTGTATGAAAAACGAAACGACATTTGAATTACTCCCGTGCCCATTTTGTTCGGGTAAACCTGAATCAATCAATAATGGGGGGCGTTACAGCCTACACTGCACTGACTGCGGTGTTTGGATGGGTGACGACAGCCCTGAAGAGGTTGTGCGGGGGTGGAATACCCGGAAGGGTGAGCAGTTGGTGGAGCAGGATCCTGCGACCCTGGCTAGGGTCCGGGTTGCGTATCATTCGACGCACATTGCTGAGGAGTGCCTGGATGAGGTTGCGCGTTTATCGGAATTTATCCGGGAAATAATTCGCCCGGAATCGGATGGAGAATATGCCGGAGAGGTAGACACACAAAAATGACTGACAAACCAACACAAGACACTGTTGCCGATCAAAAAGGCAGGAATATGAGCGACTACTCTCGCGGATGGGATGACGGGTATCAAATGGGATATTCCAGACAGCCCAAAATGAACCGGGACTATCTTCAGAAACGGATTGAGAAGCTGGAGAAGGAATTGGCCCACTACAAGGAACTGGCTGGGAGATAGAAAATGGCGGAAGTAACCACGAAAACCAAGAAGCTGGATCCGAGTGTCACTGATTTGGAGAATTTCAGTCGGGAGATATTCGGGATGGACCTTTACCAGTGGCAGATTGATGCCATGAAAGCGATTACGGGTAGGGGCGGTAAGAGTCGGGTGGCGGTCCGGGCGGCGAATGGATCGGGTAAGACCACTTGTTTGGCGGCTCCGGCGGCGCTATGGCATGCCCTGATTTACCCTAACTCAATTACGATTACCACTTCGGGGGTGTATCGGCAGGTTAAAGAGCAAATGTGGCCCTGCATTCGTTCATTGGCGGCAAAGGTTAAGGGTTGGGGGATACAGGTGAACCAGACGGACTTGGTGACTAGCACGGGGAGCAGGATTATTGGTTTTAGTACGGATGATCCCGGTCGGTTTGAGGGTTGGCACGCTGATAACCTGATGATCATCATTGATGAGGCTAAGACGGTGAATGATGGCATTTTTGAGGCGGTTGCTCGGTGTCAGCCTACCCGGCAAATGGTGATTAGTTCGCCTGGCGGCACTTCGGGGGAGTTTTACCGGATCTTCAACAAGCAACAGCACCTATGGTCGCTGCATAAGGTGACCAGCTACGATTGCCCTCACATCAGTAAGGAATGGATTGAGGAACAATTTGAGCGTTGGGGGCGGGACCATCCATTGATCAAGTCGATGGTCTTTGGTGAGTTCATGGAGGCGGATGATGAGCGGTTGGTTATCCCTTGGGCGACTTGGGATAATGCGATTGCCAATCCACCCCGGAAGTCGGGGAAGGATGTTTCGTGTGGGGTAGACTTTGCCGGGGGCGGGGATGAGAACGCTATGGCCATCCGGCGCGGGAATAAGGTTGAGAAGATTGTAACCTGGCGGGACCGTGACACGATGGCGTCGGTTGGCCGGTTCATTATGGAGTTCAAAAAGGAAGGTCTGAAGGAGGACCAGATTTACTGTGACGTGGGCGGACTAGGTTTGCCCATGGCCGACGCACTGGCGGAGGCGGGGTGGAACATTCACCGGGTTAACTTTGGGGGTCGGGCACAAGATCCTGATGCCTTTGTGAATCGTTCGGCGGAAATGTGGTTCACCGTGGCCCGGTTGTTAGAGAAGTGTGAGATTATCATGCCCGACGACGAGGTTTTGGCGCAGCAACTCACCCAGCGCCGATGTTCGGCCAACAAAAACGGTAAACTGAATTTGGAAAGTAAGTCTGAGATGAAGGCCAGGGGATTAAGTTCGCCGGATAGGGCGGATGCAGTGGTGATGGCGGTTGGTGCGAAGGGTCAATTGGACGATATGTTGATGGAATATGTCCGGCCTAGCCTTGATGAAGTGTTAAATGGCTCATTTCCGGAAGATTCTTTGCCAGATGGCATGGATGTGGGCCTTTAAACGGAAAATTGGCCGACGCCTCGCGGCGCCGACCAATTTTTACTCTGCATTTCCCCGTTTTATTTCTTCAAGGCGATCGCGGCAATTGAAATTGCGATCACACCCATGAAGAGGCTGTCGGCCAAAGCCATAATTAAACCAAGTTCATTCATGACGCCCCCTTTCAGTCCAATAGACGCCCCACCTGTCCACTGCTGACCACACTAATGCGTCAATTGACGTATTAATTGTTGCTCGGACCGTATTTGTCCCGTCATAAAATGATCGATGGGACTTTTGTCGCGTAAAGAATTGCATGAAGCAATTCGGGATGATTTAGCAGACCGCAATTCTTGGGATACGCGGCAAAGCATGTTCTACCGCATGCGCCACAACGGACTTCGGCGCAAAAACAAGCCATGGCCTGGTGCGAGTGACGCGCATTTCCCGTTATCCGATACCGTCATTCAGCGGTTGGCGCCTTTTTACTTTCAGCAGATGTTTGCGACGGACCTGATCGCGCAATTTACGCCGATTCGGGATAAGACGACGGCTTACGCTAATGCTGCTGCTCAATGGTTCGACTATCAGCTAAAACAAAAGTCGAACATTGAAACTGAAATTTTAAGCGTGATTGATTTCATGCTGATGAGTGGGCGCGGGGTAATCAAAACCTACTGGGACCATGACAAGAAACAGTTGGTGTTCCAGAACATTGATCCGCAGCACATTATCGTCCCGACCTGGACGCGCAACTTGCAGGACGCTGACCGGATTGTGCATGTCCAGCACTACTCGGAAGAGGCCTACCGGCGCAATGAGTTGTTCAGTCAGGATGAGGGGTTGATCAAGCGCATTAAGGGCGCTGGCACCGATGTCCGGGGCGACAACATTAAGGTGCAAGCCCAGTACCAGCGTGAAGGTCTTACTTATAACGAGGAAGATTACATTATTGTTTGGGAAGTCTGGTGCCGGGACGAAGATGGTGCCTGGTACTGCGAGACATTTAGCCCGCTACGCCCGGATGAGGATATCCGTAAGGCGTACAAGCTCGGCAAGGGATACGGAAACAAGCATCCGTTTAGCCAGTTTGAGTACGAGGTAAAGGATGGTCGCTGGTACAGCCCGCGTGGTGTGACTGAGATTGTTGCGGTCCATGAGGCGGAACTGACTAAGCTGCTCAACGAGAAGAACGACTACATGACGCTGGTCAACCGGCCCTTGTTCCGTTCGGCCCGTGAGATTCCGAATGCGGCTAACCTAAAATTTTCGCCCGGTCAGATTTTACCATACGACATCCAACCGATTCCGATGCCAGCGCCGCCGGTTTCGTTTGATCAATCGATGATGTTCACACGCGACATTGCCGAGCAACGGGTTGCTACGCCTGATTTCGGTATGAGCCAATCTCTGCAAAACGCCGAGCGCCGCACAGCTACAGAGATCAACCAAATTTCAAACCTGTTCAGCCAGAGCAGTGACTTGCGTTTGCGCATTTTCCGCATGGGCCTCAACCGGCTCTACAACTGCGCGTGGATGCTGCTGAAGGAGCATAGCAAGTCTTCGTTGGATTACTGGTATGAGGACACGGTTAAAGAGTTAAGCCCGGATGCACTTAGTGAGTCCTATCACATCCGCCCAACCGGAAGTGCTGACGGTGTTAACCGCGACTTTATCTACCAACGCGCAGTCAATCGCATGCAGATGTTTGTGAATGATCCGTTCATCGATCAGGGCGAGCTACGCAAGAGCGTGCTGGAGGCCGATGACGTTGCACTGGTTAAACGCTTGTTCATGGATCCTGAATTGAAGATGGCCGACCAGGCTGAAGACCAGGCGAACGAGTTAACCTTCATGCGACTCGGATTCCCGGCAGTGGTGAAAGAGACTGATGATCACGCCACTCATATCCGAACGATTTTGGGATACATTCAATTGTCATCTCAGACAGGCCGACAAGTTGAACCAATGGAGATGCAAAGACTCCAAGAGCATATTCAAGCTCACTTGGAGCTACTCCGAAAATCCGACAAAGATGCCGCTAAAGAGGTGGAGGCGGAAATTGCCGGTCTGTTAGCGGGCGGCTCGCAACCAGTAGCCGGTCCTGAACAAGCGATGGGGGCACCCGCAGAAATGCCTGTTGAGGCGCCACCTGCGGCAATGCCTGAACCTGTGTCTTTAGGCACGAACCAAGGGGCTGAATATGCTGCGTAAATTGCGGGCCGCCTACAATTTTATGCGCCTGTGCGGAGTTGCCTGGCGCACATTGCCTGAGTGGCGTCAGACCGATGCCGCTGAGTTGAATAGATTTTTTCAGGGACAAACCGGGGAGCGGCTGAGGGAAACGCTTCTGGCCATGACGGTTCAGCAGTCCCTGGACGGTACATCGAGGGCGGGAAACGATCTGGAGTATCGCGCAGGATACGCTGCCGGTTTTAGAGGGGCGGTGGCGACCTTGGATGCGCTAATGGCCAAGTCGGTGATCACCGATTCAGATCACCGTCCCGATGTGCCCACTGATGATTTGGCGTGGCTAAATAGTAGAGACGAACTATGAGCGACGAAAACACCACTGATAGGAACGCAGAACGTGAGCAATTGCTGGCGGCACTTGATGCTGCCGACACGGCTGCGGGCGAGGAACCCCAAAAGTCCGAAGAACTCGCATCGGACAATCAGAAGAGTGATGAGGAGCAAGTTGCTGCGCCGGAACAGGAGGCCCAGACCCAAGAAGTGGAAGCTGAGGCACCTGAACAAACAAGCGATGCGGAGACTGATGAAAAGCCTCTGACCAACCGAGAGAAGAAATCCAACGAACGCCTGAACCGAAATTGGGACAAACTCAATGAGGAGAAAGCAGCCCTGAAAAAGGAGAGGGAAGAACTGGAAGCCTTGAAGCAACAGCACCAGGACGACCAGACATCCCCGGACGACTACCGAGAGTTGGCAAAACGATATCAAGAAGACGGCGAGACTGAACTTGCCGAACTTGCATTGGAAAAGGCTAAGGAAGTTGAAGCACGCAAGGCTGCGAACGAACAAAGCAAAGTAGCTGAGTCAATCCAATCTGATTGGACTGAAAACCTGAAGGATCTTCAGGAGCAATACCCGGAGTTGAAAGACTCATCCAGCGAAATGGCGCGAGGCGTTGAAAACATATTGGATCAACGCCCGCATCTCCGAGCTTATTCGGAAGGCATCCAAGATGCAGTTGAGTTCGTAGTGTCAAAGATTGCCGCCAAGAAGGTGGAATCTTTGCAAAAAGAAAACGGCGACCTGAAAGCTCAGGTCGATGAACTAACTAAACAAACCAGTGTTACCGGAGCGCCTCCCGGACGAGAGTCCACGCCGAAGAACTTCGACGACATGAGCCAGGCCCAAAAACGTGAAAAGTTAGTGGACGCCTTGCGAAATGCCGACGAGCAACAGGCTGGGATGGCCGTGTTTCGGTAACACACATTAATAGGGGTTAAAAGATTATGGCAGTAGGTACTGGAACCTCTGGAATTAGCACTCAATTCCAGCGGTATTTTTCAAAAGAACTGCTCGACTACATTGTTGAGTCGTTGCAGTTGGTACAATTCGCGCAAAAAGCACCGTTGCCCGCCAAGAGCGGCAGCAAAACCATTCGCTGGTTCCGTTTCGACGAGCCTAGCACCGGCGCTATCGAAACACTCTCGACTGAAGGCACTAAGCCTACCGGCGAGCGTGCTTTGAGCCTGGAGAATGTGGACGCTGACTTGGTGCAATACGGTCAAGTGATCAGCATCACGGACATCCTGCAACTCACCGAGCTTTTCTCGCACGTCGAGCAAGCTGTTAAGGTGACGGGTCAAGATGCCGCGCTGCACGCTGACAAGATTGTGCGCAACGAGTTGGGTAGCAATGTTACCGGCAAGCAAACCCGCATGGCTAATGGCCTTGCTGACTACGCTGCCGTTGGCGCTGCCAGCGCCGCTGATGCGGTTGTGGAGTTTAACGACTTCCTCGACTGCACCACGCAGCTTCGCAAAAACAACACACCGATGATCGGCGGAAACTACGTCGGCGTTGTTAGCCCGGAAGTGGCTAGTGACCTGATGAAGACCAGCGGTTGGCAAAATGCCGCCAGCTACTCCGCTGTTGAGTCGTTGTACAAGGGTGAGATCGGTCGCTTGTGGGGAATCCGTTTCCTCCAGACCACCGTTCCTTTCTTGTCCGACGGAAGCACTCAGCACACTTACGACGCGAGCGGCACTGTCCACTCCTCGTTCGTGTTCGGTCAAAACGCTTACGGCGTTTCGGATGTTGCGAGCCAAAGCCCTTACGGGCCGAGCGTGTACGTCACCGACGGCGCCAGCAAGGACGATCCTCTCAACCAGAAAACGGTTGTGGGCTACAAATCGTTCTACGCGGCGAAGACACTTCAGCCGAAGTATTACGTCGAAATGTACTCCAAAACTAACTTCAGCTAATAGCTGACAACTGGGGGGAGGGGAACCTCCCCCCGGCTTTTACAATGCCGATTTACGTTTTTAAAGATGAAGACGGCAAGACCGTCGAGCGCCTTGTGCAACGTGGCACTCAGGTGATTACCGAGGATGGAAGAGTTTACACCCGCGACCTGGTTGCGGGGTTTGGTGTTAGTGGAAATGCAACCGATCCAGGCACCATGAAAGAACAAGTTCGGCGCGGGTACCAGGAACTGGAAAACCGGGGGTGGAAGTCGAACTACAGCAAAAAAGAAATTAAACGAGTCTGGGGAATTTAAGTTATGGCGGGAAGTGATTCATTAGAGAGTAAGCAGATTTCTTCAACCTACAAGGATCTGCTACAAGTACCGAATGCAAATTCGGGTGTGGATGGCACTGCGAGAACCGTAATGGACGGTGAAGGCACTGAAAGTGCGCTGCAAGTATCCACTGCCGGGGTAAAATCTACCGGCACCCTGGAGTCTGCCGGCAACCTTACTGTCGGCGGCTCGCTTACTCTAGGCAGCACGGAAGTCACTTCAACAGCAACGGAACTAAATCTACTAGATGGGGTTACCGCAGTAGACACAGATTTATCTTCTGTCTCTTCCTCAGACGATACCCTGGCATCTGCAAAATCCATTAAGACCTACGTTGATTCACAAGTTCAATCCAAGGATGACTTGAGTGAATTAAGCGGCACTTTGGATGACATTTCCGCTGGCACGACCAACAAGCATTTTACGGCTACGGATGAGACTAAGCTGGACGGCATTGAGACTTCTGCCGATGTAACTGACGCGACTAACGTGGAAGCTGCTGGTGCGTTGATGGACTCCGAGCTTACCGACTTAGCTGGCGTCAAAGGGGTTACAATTTCAACGCTTCAGCCAAAGCCATCTGAAGGTGCATTTGTTGATGGTGATAAGACTAAGCTAGATGGAATCGAATCCAGTGCCGATGTGACTGACGCGACTAACGTGGAAGCGGCGGGCGCACTAATGGATTCCGAGCTTACAGACTTAGCAGGAGTTAAGGGTGTCACAATCTCAACCCTGCAACCTAAGCCATCTGAGGGTGCTTTTGCTGATGGCGATAAAACAAAGCTGGATGGCATTACTGCCAGCGCAAACAATTACAGTCACCCCAACCACTCTGGCGAGGTAACTTCAACAGGCGACGGGGCAACGGTTATTGCTGACAATGTAGTAGACGAAGCAAACCTCAAGGTAAGCAACTCCCCCACCGATGGCTACAGTCTGGTTGCGCGAAGCGGAGAAACTGGCGGGCTAAAATGGGAATCTGTTTCCGGCGGCGGTGGTGGCTCTGCTTCCGCTGCTGGCTCCACGGGCTATCTGCAATTTAATGACGGCAGTAATAACTTCGATGCCAGTTCCAACCTAGTCTGGGATGACACGAATAATCGGTTGGGTGTAGGGGCTAGCTCACCGTCCAGCATCGTACACGCATCCCAAAGCACAGGATTAAACTTTCAAGCTAACTCTCGTGCGTTTTTTGGAAGCCTTCATTCCACTCACTTTGCAGTTGTAGGCAGTGCGGCTAAAGCTGATGACAGTACCACGTCACAGATGGTCAGTACCGAGACGTCATCTGGAAACGGACGCCCGTCAGCAATACAACTCGGTGCGGGTAACATAGACTTTCACACAGCAACATCCGGTACTGCTGGCGCGGCATTTGACAGCTTGAGGATGCGGATTGATTCCAGTGGAAATGTGGGCATCAATACAGCAGTTCCTAACAGTTACACTAACTACAAAGCTCTTACAATTAACGACACTTCAGGGTCGATGCTGGACTTGGAAGTGAACGGCACTCTAACTGGCGAGCTAGTCGCAGAGTCTGCACAGGTAACTCTTAATGCGCTTACATCTATCCCTCTGGTGTTTAAGACTGCCAACACTGAACGTCTGCGGATTGATTCAAGTGGTGCGTCCTACTTCTACGGGCAACTGAATGTAGCTGGTGGCGGCGGCTCTACAACAAACCGATTAAACATTAACTACAATGCCAATAACGGTGTTGCTGAGATAGCTCCAGATAGCAATTCGGGTAATACTGAATTAAAGTTTTCAACGTGCATCTCTGGAACTAAATCCGAACGGATGCGGATTGATTCAAGTGGGAAAGTCAAGTTCCTCAATGGCGCGGTTGGCATAGGCGGTGTGCACACAAGTAGCGGTCAGTTAGATGTATTAGGTACCAACACTAGCACTGATATTACTAGCGTAGCTGGAGCGGGCATCTCCTTACGGAACACCAGTTCCACGGACAACAACTACTCCTTCATTCGATTTGATGCTGCGAGCGGTAATGTGGCTTCAGGCATCTCCGGTGTAACCACAGACCAAAGTCCAACTCGCGGTGAGTTATCTTTCGCAACTACAGGCAGCAGTGGATACGCCGAACGGATGCGGATTGATTCTGACGGAAGGGTTCACATCCGCAAATATGCCCAGTTCATGCAGAATGACGGCACTACTCTTGCGGGGTATCTCGGCAATGCTAATACTGTTAACGGCAATAACCAAGCAGACTTAGCTTTACATTCAACAAGGTATGTTGAGTTTTCTACGGGCGGCAATTCGACTCCGAGGATGGTGCTTGATTCGGGCGGTAATTTGGCGGTGGGCCATTCAGTTCCGTCCTTTAATAGTGGTGGCGGTCTGCATATTAAAGACACCTCTAGGGCTAACCTTAAAATTGAAACAGGCTCAAGTGCGTGCGAGCAGTTCGTTGACGGTAATGACTTTTATTTAGATCACTACCCTACTGGGTCGATTGTGTTCCGAAACAATACGCGCACCGAACGTCTGCGGATTGCCTCTAACGGCACTTTAACCAGCACATCAACAAGTGCTGCTGATGTCGCTTTCTTTAAAAGTTCACACGCCAATAACACAAACGTCTACATTAACAATACCAACGAAACTACTGGCAACACAGCTAACCTCTATTTTAGCCCTGCGGGTGATGATGCTGGCGCGAAGATTAGCGCAATAGCGATGGCGGACTTTAGCACGTTAGCTAACCGAAGTGCAGACCTAGCATTGTCTACCCGCAATAATAATAACTGGGTTGAGGCAATGCGGATTAAGTCCACTGGCCGAGTCACGGTCAAGAAGTCCAGCAACGCCGAGGCTCAAACGGTTACGATTGCGTCCAATACTGCGACCTGCGACTTGGATGCAGGGAATAACTTTGAAGTCAGTATTCCCGCCACCGTTACAACGAACATCGTTCCCAGTAACCTGACTGTGGGGCAATCCGGCGTAATCCGTCTGGCTCAAGGTGGAGGTGCGACAACCTTCAGCACAATATTTAAGTGGCAGTCTGGGACAACTCCAACTCCCAGCACTTCAGGAGTAGACCTAATTGCATACTATGTAGATAGCTCAACTACTGTGAGTGCCACTTATCTAACCAACGTCAGTTAACCAACAATAAATAATCATGCCAATAGAATACGCATATACAAGAATCGAACCCCGCATTATTGCTAATCACGAGTCGGGAAAACAAAACGTCATCACGGACATCGTTGTCGGCGAGACAGGCCAATGCTCTGACACTGGGCTGGGTGCTTACCGCGACACAATGGTCAAGCTCGACGCACCTACTGACGCCTTCGTGGCCTTCGAGGACATTACCCCTGAATGGGTAGCTCCTTTCTGCCAACAGGCCAGCGAAGAAGGTGGATGGCACGCCAGCATTGAGGCTGAGATTGAGGCAAAGAAAGCTGCTCCAGTTTCCGCGCAGTTTGAATGGCAGAAGCCCCAGCCTGAAGCACCTGCTGAAGAGTCTGAATAATGGGAATAGGCTCGCCCAATCCTTTGTTGCTGGCGACTGCTGCGAGTGGTGGTGACTCTGGTGGTAGCACACCGCCCCCATCGTCTGATCCTGTCACTCGCTCGCTGCGGTTTAATAGGTCAGGCAGCAGCTACCTATCTAGGACGTTATCATCATCAGAAACCTCTTGGACGGTTAGCTTATGGGTTAAGAGGGTTACATTAAGTTCGTCGATTTATCAGCATATCTTTAATTTAAACGGTAATTCCCAATGTTTGAGTTTTTATGCTGGTGATAAACTTGCTTGGTACGATGGTTCTTCAACTTACACGACGGACAGGCTTTTTCGTGATCCTTCAGCGTGGGCACATTTAGCTGTCTTAAATAATGCGGGAACAATAACTCTTTATGTTAATGGCGTTCAAGAAACTAGCGGCGGGTTTAGCTCAACTATATCATCAGGGACGGCGGCGGGCGTAGTTTCCATTGGTAGGTTCTATAATACTGGCAGCGGCGCACACTATTTAGATGGTTACTTGTCAGACTTTTACTTTATCGAGGGAAGCGCGGTAAATCCCGTAGATAACTTCATCGAGTCTAATAATTACGGTGGCTACAAACCCAAAGCCTACACTGGCTCATTCGGCACAAACGGATTCCACCTGAAGTTCGACGACAGCAGTGACATCGGTGCGGACGATGCTGGGTCTAATGATTTTACTGCGACTAACTTATCTAGCCACGATGTAATTCTGGATACGCCAACGAAGAATTACGCTACGTTAAATCCTCTTGAAAGAACTGGGACAACAGATTCGGTAAGCGAAGGAAACCTAAAAACAACTCACCTTACAACATCCGGCTGGGGCTACATATCATCCACTATGGGGCTTCCGAGTGGAAAATGGGTCTGGGCTGTAAGGATGAATAGCCAAGGCGGGGGCATACCGTGTGTTGGCTTCCATAAAACTGACAACAAGAATTTTACAAGCGGTTCAGCGACTTCCTTGGGGTACAGCAGTACAGATAGTTGGGCTGTGCTTTACACGCAGAGTGGCTACCAAACAACACTGTATAATGGCAGCAGTAACACAACTTCGCTGGATATTGGCAACCTTACTGACGGCGACAGGATTGTCGTAGCTGTTGACATCGACGCTGGTAAGGCGTGGTGGGGTAAGTTTGATGGGACTACGCTTACTTGGCATAACTCTGGTGACCCAGCTAACGGCACAAACGCCACGGCGACCTTTACTGCTGGCACAGCAATGACTCCTGCGGTTAGCTGCTACAATAACTACGGGTCAGCTACCTGCAACTTTGGGCAGGACGCTACATACGCTGGAGAGGAGTCTCCGTCCACCACCTATGCTGATTCAGAAGGTAACGGCTCATTTGATTTTCAGCCACCAAGCGGGTTCTTGGCAGTGTGTTCGGATAATCTCGATGCCACCACCGTTACGCCATCAGAGCATTTCGGCATACTGACGTACAACGGAAACTCCGACTTGTATAACGCCAGCGGCTCTACACAGAACGTAACCGGAGTTAACTTCGACGTTGGTATGGCGTGGATTAAGGATCGGGATAATAATTCGTCTGGCTACACTAACAGTGGCTCTGATGAATACGGGCACTACCTATTTGACACCGTTACAGGCACAAGCACCGGAGGCTATAATTTAGATGGCGATGTAGTTTCCAGCGGCTCTGGCCCGTACCTAAACTCTGGCGAGTATGGAGTGACTTCCTTCAGTGCTGGGTCTGGCACTAGCCGAGGCATCACGGTCGATGAAGCGGGGGAGACAAACTTTGATTACGACGATGGATATTACACACTAACCGAACGCTATGTGGCGTGGCTTTGGAAGTTGGGCAGCACTGGGTCAAGCAGCACTTGGAACAGTTCCTACACCGCACCGAATACTGAACACTACAACGCATCGGCGGGTGTGACTGCGATTGAAGTCAGCCCAGCCAGTAGTGGCAACCTTGAGGTAGCCCACAGCCTGTCAGCCGCACCGGAGTTCTTTTTCGTGGGGCACGATAGCTATCCCAACTTCAGCGGGTTTCCTGCGTTCCATAAGGATTTAGACAGCGGTAAGTATTTGCAGTTAGACGGCAATTCGGCCCAATCGAGCGACAGCACCTACTTCCCGTCCGGTGCTGCTCATGCTGATTACATTAAATTAGGCTCCGTGTTTGCTGACACCTACGGCTACGGTGGCAACCTTCGCATCTGGGCGTTCACTGGCGTCGAAAACTACTCCAAATTCGGCAAATACACGGGCAATGGAAGCTCGGATGGGCCTATGGTGTACACCGGATTCCGGCCAGCCTTTGTGCTAATAAAAAACATAGGCGCATCACAGGATTGGTTTCTGTTAGACAACAAGCGGGATGGTTACAACGTAGTTAATGATTTTCTTGAACCAAACACAAGTAACTCCGAAGCAACCGCATCCACAAACAAGGCGGATTTCACAGCTAACGGATTTAAGTTGAGGGGTTCGGGGTCTGTTACAAACCAAAACAATACAAGTTTCGTGTATGCCTGTTTCAGCGAATCACCATTTAAACACGCCAACGCCAGATAGGATTTAATTATGTGGACTCATACTCAATCAAATCGCGTCCTACCCTTGGACAAAGCCTTTAGCCTCAACGATGTCAGCTACCCTGCCAACTGGTTGCGAGTTTCTGGCCCAGAAGATAAGGCGGCAATTGGTCTGGAATGGATCGTGCCAGAGCCTCCACCAGTAGTCCGTGCGCCACTAGAGCGTGAGAAGTCTGTCGGCATAGATCGAGCCAAAAACACTGCGGGTAAACTACTGGCTCAATCCGATTGGATGGTAATTGCGAGCGTAGAGCGTAGCCGAGTGGTGGCTGATGATTGGGCCGAATACCGTGCAGCAGTAATTGCCGAGGCGGATCGTCTGGAAGGCCAGTACAGCACTGCCGAAAGCTACGAAGCTATTGATGCTATCCAGCAGAACTGGCCAGAGAATCCAGACGAAGTTGCAGCACGCGAGGCTGATGAGGCTAGGGCGGCTGCGGCTAAGGCGAAGCGGGAGGAGAAGAGAGATGCCGAATAAAAAGAAGAAATCTAAAAAGGGTAAAAAGGGATATTAAAGATGCCTGAGTTTGATCCTAACAGCTTGGAGGCAGTGCTTGCCAGGATGGAGTCCCGGCAGATCGTAAACACTGATCGCCTTGGTGAAATAATTGCGAGGCTGGACAAGCATGAGCAGAGAATCTCACTGCTTGAGCAATATAAATGGAAACTCGCCGGGGCCTTGGCTCTTGGGTCTACCGGCGGCGGTTTAGCCGGTGCGGCAGTGTTTTCTAAAATACTTGGCGGAGAATAAATTTGGCGTGGAACAAAAAACAGACATGAAAAAACCTGGATACAAAACAACCGAGTTCTGGATGAGTTCGGTGGCAATGCTAATCGGCCTTGCCTATGGAAGCGGCCTTATTGCTGAGACCGGAACATCTGGCATAGAGAAGTCAGTGGCATTTATTGCATCAGCACTGGCGGCGCTTGGATATAGCGCAAGCCGGGGCAACGTGAAAGCGGCTGAAATTGAGAGCAATAAATGATCACCGAAGTGTTAGCCGCATTGAGGGCACTCCCTGCCATTGTGGATGCCCTCAATGCGCTGACGGATGCGACAACTGCTGCTGCTGCAAGTGCCAGGCGTGAGGAGAAGGATGAAAACATTGACGATCTTATTGCTGCTGCTCGCCAGCGCCGTTTGGAGCGGATGTCTGAGCCAGAAGTTGATGGGGTTCGAGGAAGCGACCCTAGCGGATCCGGAGGGGTTCGAGGCGGCAGTAGCGACGGATGAGGGTGCGCGGTTTGTAAAGAGTTTGGGTTTACTGATTAACAAGTACGAAGAGATTTTAGAGAAGGGAAACTAGGATGCCAGATATCACAAAAGGAAAAACATTTTCGAGCGGCGACACTGTAACGGCGGCAGACCTTAACTCACTGCTGGATGATGCGGTGATTAATAACAATGCGATCACGAACAGTAAAATTGCTGATGGCGCTGTTGATAACGCTGCCGTGTCTGGAACTGCTGGGATTGGTTTTTCTAAATTAGCCTCGCTGAGTACCGGGCAAGTTCTTGCGGGAAATGGGGGAACACCAACTGCCACCACGCTCTCTGGCGATGTGACGATAGCTGCTGATGGGGCGGTGACTATTGCAGATGATGCCGTTACCCAAGCCAAGATCGCTGACGATGCAGTGGGTGCTGATCAAATTGCAGACGGCGCAGTTGACGGCGCGGCCATCGCAATGGGCAGCGATGCTCAAGGCGACATTCTGTACTACGATGGAACCAGTTATGTGCGGCTGGGTGCTGGCACTTCCGGTCAGATTCTTCAATCAGGAGGCACGGAGGCAAACCCTAGTTGGGTAAACGCGCCAGTAACTCCATCGGTCACTGAATTTACAACGGCAGGGTCAAGTAACTTTGATGCAACCAACGCTAACTTGATACACGTTCTTGTTATTGGAGGGGGCGGTGGAAGCACGGCAAAGACTAATGGCGGCCATGGCGGAATTATTTCTGATTGGATTGATGTTAGCTCGGTTACTGGGAATATCTCAGTAACGGTAGGCACGGGTGGCTCCGCCGGACATAGTTCTGGGCAAGGCGAACACAACTATGCTGCGGGTGGCACAGGTGGGGCATCTTCCTTCGGGTCTTACCTGACTGCAAATGGGGGAGGAGGCGGTTCCCGCTCTGGTACTAACAACACCGATCCGCATAATCCCGGCGATCAAGGTTCTGTTAGCACCAGCCGAGGGGCGGCTTTGGATCACACGCATCTAACTAACAACTACAATCCGAGTGACACCTCAGCAACAGACCCAGATGTCTACGCATTAGCGGCTGGCACAAATTCATATGGAGCAGGGGCGGTTGCCCCCGGATGCACCTCTAATTGCCACAATACGGCGGGTAATGCTGGCTCGTCTGGGGCGGTAATCGTGAGGGTAATAGGGTAGTTTAACTGTGGGCAAAAGATAAACATGACTAAATCGGCAATAGCACAATTTGTGGCGGATAAACTCCAGAAGAGTGATGCGGGTTCGCTGACTCTTTTGAAGAGTTTTATTGATCGCCGGTATGAAATGATTTGGGACTCTGGTCTTTGGCGCGAAACGCTAGGGACCACAAGCTACTCAGTAGCCGCCGACACCAGCGAGGTTACCCTCAATAGTGCGGTGCGCTTTGCTGTGGCAGTAGCCTGGGATGATAACGAAATATCATCCATGGACTACGAGACGGTGTTTCAGATTAACCCGGCGCTGTTTGATGAGTCCGGTTCGCCAACAAGTTTTATCACGCTGCCAAACGATTCCAGCGGCAACGCAGTGATCCGTTTGATCCGAAAGCCTGACAAGGCCAAGACACTGCTGGTGTTGGGCAAGTTGAAACTCACTGCCTTAACAGATTCTGATTCTCCGAAAATTAACGGCATTGATAATGCGTTACTGGCCTATGTGGAGGGCGACATGCTTGAACACATGCGGCAGTACGGCAAGGCACAGGTGAAGCAGCAGGAAGCTGCTGGCGCCATGATGTTGATGCGGGATCTTGAATCGGCGCAATCGGCAAAGATTGCCCGTCTGATTCCGGAAGTACCAAACGTGTGGGACGTAAATGATTTTGACTGATGCCTGTAGTTTACAATGACAGTTTAGATGACCAGATGGCGTTCGACGCCGTTCAGTCCTTTGTTGGAGGTCAGGTTAGCAATGTGCGTTCTAACCTGATTGGACCGACGCAATACTCTGAGGGGGTCAATGTGGACATTGATCGGTTTGGCGGAATTATTACCAGGCGCGGGCTTTCTGCTGATTACTCTGGTCCTCAAGATTTAATATGGTCTTCAGCAATCCAAAACTGGTCTTCAGTTAATACCAACTGGGATGGGTCCGGGGTGGAGAGGGTTGATTCGGTTTTCTATTTTGATACGCCCAGCCTTGAGCAGTTGCTGGCTGTAGCGGATCAGAAGGTTTACAAGAACACTGGCGGAACAACTTGGACTGAGGTCACGGGCTACACCCCGGCAGATAGCGCCAACGTGGAAATGGCGCAGTTAACCGATAAGGTTTATCTGACTGACGGAACCAATAATGTACGGAGTTACGATGGATCAACATTCACCGACGAATCAACGGGGACGGGAAACCCGCCGATCTGCAAATATCTCAAGACGCATACAAACCGTCTCTTCGCCGCCGGGGTCTCGTCAGTGCCGGATGCTTTATATGCCAGCGATCTTCTTAATGGTTCCACTTGGGATAACGTCAACAACCAGATAAGAATTGGCGGCTCCGTAGGGGATCCTATTACCGCTATTCACCCTTGGATTGGGGTGAACCTGGTGGTGTTCAAAGAGCGTTCCATTTTCAATGTGGTCGCTGATCCTACTGCGTCAACCGCCGCCAGTTGGACCGTTGAAACTATTGATACCCGGATGGGCTGCGTATCACATCGGTCTGTGGCTCAAGTCGGTCAGGATTTGTTTTTCTTGGCGCCAGACGGCATTCGCACCGTGCGATCAATTTTGGAAGGTGCCGCTCAAGCAGTCAGTGAACCTATCTCAATCGGAATCCAGGATGTAATCGATACGATCAACTGGAACTACGCCAAAGAGCAAGCGTGCGGGGTCAGTTGGAACAATCACTACATTTTGAGTGTGCCCACCGGATCCAGCACGACTAACAATACAACTATTGTATACAATACCGTCGCCAAGGCGTTTGTGGGCACTTGGACATGGGATGCTACCGATTTCACCGTAAGCGCCTTCAGCGGCAATCTGAGGCTCGTAATGGGCACCGAGTCAGGACGGACTCTGGTTTACTTGGATTATGTCCAAAACACCTCTGAATCTGATCAAACCTATCAAGATGATGGGGTGGATTACACATCTAGTGTGTTGACCCGGGGCATGACCTTTGGCGAGCAGTTTAGCGAGCTACTGCCGAACCATGTTGAGCTTGAGCTAAAGCCTGGCACTGCGAACCATGTAAATCTCAGGGCCGTGTTAGATGAGGAATCTGATTCGGTTGTAAACCAACAGACTATTGGCACGGAAACAAGTTCCCTGACGCTGCCATTTACTTTGCCAGCATCGTTCCCGAAAACGGTTCCAATCCGGAACTCGTACAATTTATTAAGCAACGGACCGTGCCGGGAGATGCAGTTTAAGGTCGTTACCAATGCGGGCAAAATGTGGGTGCGCGGAATTAAGGCCAGCGCCTTTGTGAACTCAATCGAGCAGGAAACATGAGTGAAGGAAATCATTCAATTGATTCGGTCCTGCGTTTTGCCAGGGCGCACGATCATCGGAACTGGTGTTTCGGAGGATGGCCGGACGATATCATGGGAATTTACCTCTCGTGGCACCATTCAAATGGAAGTTTGGTCCTCGTCGAAGACGACGGCGAGTTGGTCGCGTTGGCGGTTGGGACGAAGATGCTTGAGGCTGACATCGATAAGCACTGGAGGTGCTGGGACGAAAGCGGAGACTGCATGCTTCTCCAGGACGTTGTGGCGACGACGAAACAAGGATTGGCGGCGTGTCTCGACGAACTCGATGTTCGTTGTCCCGAATGGCGGGAATTAAAGTTGTTTGCCAACCGGCATGGCAAGCGGAAGCAGATTAAGCCGGAAGTATTTGAGCGAATTGTTGAGCGATGGAAATAACCGGGCCAGTAACAGTTGGGCAAGGGTTTGAGCATAAACCGCCGACAGCTAATGTGGTTATGCAAAAGCCAATCCCGGTTGGTGTTTATGTCGGTCAATCGCACTTGGGTGATGATGACCTGGGTAAATGCGCAGTGTGGGTGCTACCGCACCAGCCACACATTGCCGAGGTGTATGTGAGCAAATTTAAGGGCGACCTGTACGGGTCATATTTGACCGTAAAAAATCTAATGGAACTAAACCGGGAAGACTTAGTGGAGTTGTACGATAAGGCTTTAAATGAATGATCTAATGAAACAATGCGAACGGGCGGCGCAAAGCATTGTGGCCGCATATGGTGAACGCTTCTGGGCGGCACGGGATGCGGTGAACAAGGGCACGCCCCCGCCTCCGCCTGATTATGCCGCTGCGAACCGTGAGGGTATCGAGACTGATATCAAGACTCTGCCAGCGCGGAAGATCATTGAGTCATTGGCCAAGTCCGGCGGCAAGGGTCGGGTTAAGATTGGTGACGAGTTTATTGACGTAGACTTCACTGGGTTCGGTGATATTGATCAACTGGGAATTGATCTGGAGGCAATGCGCACCAGCGCCGATGCGATTGCCGCCATGAACCTCGACATCCAGCAACGGTATGGCGAGCAGATGAACCTTGAGCAGTTGAAGCGCATTAAGGAGGCGGATCCAGTTGGTTATGAGCTACGCCAGAAACTGGCCCAAACCACTCTGGAAGAATTATCTGCCGGACGGGAGTTAGGGGAAGATGCATCCCGCCAGGTAGAACAAAGTGTACGGGGCGCCCAATCTGCACGGGGCAACGTATATGGCTCCGCCAACATCGGTCAGGAGGCTTTAGCTAAGTTTGATGCAGGACAACGCCTTTTGACGCAGAGAATGTCTCAGGCACAAGCCTACGCGCTAGGAACACCCATTACGGCGCAGTACGGGGCAATCAGTGGAGCGCAGCAGGGTGCTGCCAACTTTGCGCCCATGCAGTTGCAGCAGGGCATTGCGCAGAACCCGAACGCCGGGGCACAGGCAGCACAGTTTGCCAGCAGCAACTACTCAACCTATGTGCAGGGATTACAGAACCAAAGTAACCCGTGGATGGAGGGGCTAGGTATGGTTGCTGGTGTGGCGGCACAAGGGTTTGGTGGTCACTTTGTCGGTAGGGCAATGGCTGGAGCAGGTGGAGGAATAGGTGGCTACGGCTTTAGATTACCTACTGGACAGCAAGTAGCTTAAATAAAGGATTAAAATCTAATGGCACGAAAAAGTTCATTCTTACAGGGGTTTGAGGTTGGGGCTAACCTTTACAACCGGGGTTTCTCTCAGGCGCAGAGTATGGCGGAGATGAAGTTGCGCCAGGATGCGCAGGAAAGGCGCAATCAGCTTATTGACTCTCAACTGCGTGAGGCGCAGGAGAGAGCAAAAGAGCGGGCACGGCAGAGGGGATTAAGGGACAGTGCTGGCGTTAGCTTCATGGCCCTTAAAGACATAATTAATGCCCATGAACTAAAGACTGATGAGCAAAGACTTAGTGCGTTTAGGTTTGCGGAAGAAAAACACCTTCCAGACATACAGGCGCACGGGGATACATACGATAATTACAAACTATGGCGAGATGCGCTTTTTGATAGACCTGTTTTCAATGCGTCTGAAGAGAAGCGGCATCATGATAGGGTGATGGCAACAATTGGGCTAAAAAATGCGGAGACTTTAGCGAAAGACAATGCGTCGCTAGTGCTTCAAGCCCAGAGAATAGATCCTTCGTTTAAGCCAACCACTTTAGTCGAGGCGAATGATCCTGAAGGCTACGCATCCACTATAGCCGATGCCACAGCAATCGTTACTGGTGAGGAAATTAAAGGAATGTACGTCAAGGCTGGCTTACCTGTTCCGGCAGAACTTGATGTTGACGGTAGCGGGACGGTTGATCGTAAGGATGTATACGGAGCCTCTGGTGTAATATCCGCTCAACTAGAGGAAAGGGCCAAAAGAACTGCGGCTGCGGAAAGACAGGCTGATCTTGACGATTTCCAGACTAAGGAAGACATAAAACTTAGGAATCAGCTTCTGCTTGAGAAAGCCAAAAACATCACTGCGGGTCAGCCTATAGAAGAAAGTTTTGTTAATGACCTAGCAATGAGCGGGATGGCTGTCACTACTTCAACTATGCCAGGGCAAAATGCTTTAGTGGCAAAGGTGAACCAAAGGCGTGCTGAGATTTACAACCAGATAAGCGACCAAAATACGCCCATGACCCAGAAGCTCCAATTAAGTCGAGTATTTGGGGAGGGTATGGGAGTTGAGCAACGGCGCGGGTTTGAAAAAGCAATTACCGTTAGGGAGCAAATGAAGGACATAGATCAGTTTATTGGCCGAGTTAAAACCGGCAAACTTGAATCTAAGTTTTCTAATATCAAACAATTATTTGCCACAGATCAAGGTAAGGCCATTCAGGAAATGAACGGTATGCTTAATGCCATTATTCCCAATCTTGCCCGTGGTATTTACGGGGAGGTTGGTGTTCTTACTGATAACGATATTAAGAACTACAAGGCAGCATTTGTTTCAATTGAAAACCCTGAAGAAGTTAACCGAAAACTTTACGATATTACCACTGAACTGGTGGATAAGGTAATCGTTAGGAAACTGGAAGACTCAATAAGTGCTAGGCAAAATGTTTCAGGGTACACCGGACTTTACTCTGATATAACAGGTGAACCGATCTACAGTGAATCCAGTAGCCCAACCAACCCCGCCCAGCAAGGTGGAATGGTTATGCCGAGGATTCCGGAACTCAAAACAAGTTACCGAAGCACTCAGGATGCTGAAAACAGCATTTTAGCTAATGCGGTAATGATGGGTAAGACCTCTGGCACTGTTAACTATAAGTTGCCTGGCGAAAACGGCATGAGGCAATACAGGTTTACCAAAAGAGATGTAAGTGATTTTGCTAATACAATGATTGATATGGGTGCGCATAAGGGAACCTACCCGGATGGCAGCGCAGTGGTTCACTCAATGTTTATGCCTAACAACCCAGCGCCAACCCAGCCGGCGCAGGACCAACCCGACCCAACTCCCAATCAAATGGCGCCAACAGGCACACCAGAAGGTCAGCCAGCGCCACGGCAACTGCCGGAAGTAGAGGGTGAAATTAGCCGAGGGCAAATCGGCATGCAGATCAATCGATCACCGCAGACTGAAGACCAGTTAGAACCTGCAAACTTCAATCCTGAAACGTACATGCCTCCAGAGGTAGAGTCTAACCCAGACGAACCCGCTGAAGGCCCGAAGGGACCAATCCCCGGCGCTGATCAGGGTGTTGAAGGGGAGACGGAGGAAGCTGAAGACATTACGCCGTGGGAGAGCGAAGAGGAGCGCCAGGCAATGGTAGACAGTCAGCTTAAAGAATATCGCGCCATACAGGAGTTCCAGAAATTAGCTGATAACGGTGGTGGTGGAGATCCTTACTCATTCGTCCGGCACCGGGTTAAGATTGGAAGCACTACCGGCGAGATTGTCCGAACCAATTCACGGGGCGTGTTCATTAAAATCCCTAACGGGCCTACACGGTTTATGTCATGGGGCGGGTTGAGTAAGCGGATTGAGTCCGGAGATTTTAAGCCAAACAAAGCACGTTTGAATCAGCAACTTAAAGGCGAATAATGGCAGACAAAAATCGAGAAGATTGGATCAAAAGTTTTTATTTTGGTGAGGCACCTAAACAGCAAAACACTGGTGGCTTAACATTAGCAGATGAACTTGACCGCCTTTATGAGGAGCGGCAAAAGCGAAATAAAAACAATCACAGGCTAGTTACTCGCTCTGGGCATGATACTTTCATGGAGGACGAGTACGGGCGCCAATTCTTTACCTACGAGGGTTGGAAGGAAAATCAGGAGGCTAGTGTTGCCTACATGAAACTCGCTGGTGAGGCGTTAAAGCATTTAGGGTCTGGGTTTTTTGAAGGGCAAGGATACAAGCGTTTACCTCAAAACATGACTGAGGCGGGGTTGCGTGCTTTAGATGGTATTATTGACCTTGGTAAAGGCGCTGGAAGGTTTACCGCAAAAGCATGGCGGGATGATGAGGAGGAAAATAAAGCTGCATATAACGCCTACCTCTCATTGACAGGTAAGTTTTTGGAACTTCAGGGGGTCTACAAGGATGAAGAGGGAAACATTGTTCCGCCTAGCACTCCCGGCGCAAAGAAAGTTCAAGGCCCGAAAAGTTACCTTGGTAATTATGCGCGTGGATTGGGTGATTTATTTAATGACCCAGTTAAAGGGGAAGCACTGGGCGAGTCGTTTGATGAGGACGTAAATATGAAATGGGCCGATTCTTGGTCCATCTTACTAGACCCAACCTGGCTTATACCTGGCGGGCAAGCTGCGAAAGTAAGCAACCTTGTCGATAAGGGTGTTAAGGGTGAGAAGTTGGCCCGCCTCACAAAGTCGCTCAAAGACATTGCCGAAAAAGTTCCCAAGAGCGAAAAACTTTCTAGCGCCGGAGAATGGGCCGCGCAGTTTGCTCGGCGCCCTGCCACTAGGACTGCGGATCTTGCCGGCAAAGCTGTTTCCAAAACAGGAGAAGGAGTAGCAAGAGCGGCAGATACAAAGGTTGGTAAGTATGCTGTTGCTGGCACCATGGGGTACGGAATTTATAAGGCGATTGAAGATGATGAATCGCTTATTGATACGCTTATTGCTGGGATTGGTACATACGCTACAGCAAAAGGTGCGCCTCAATATATTGGCAAGGTTGGTGCCAAAGCTAAAACAATAGGCAACACCATCAGCGGCGCCGCAAGAGGTGCGCAAATGGGTAGCTTGGGTATTGCGGCAAAGCAGGGAGGCTACTCGCAGGGCGCAATTGAGGCGCTAAAGCGGATTGATAATCCTGCGATGAACCGGACACTGCGCCTTGCTGGGGAGATATCAGACGCAGCAGTAAAAGGCTCAGTGTTTGGTGCGGGCATGGGCTATTTAATTGCTGGCAGGGAAGGCGCTGCCGGGGGTTTAGGTGTTGGTGTATTGGGTGGTCCTATCGGTATGGCGCAGGGTTACGCGCTAGGCAAGATTACGGGCGCCGGAAAGATTACTTACGCTACAAAGGAAAACGGGAAGATTGTCACCAAGGAGGTAGACTCTGTCCTGGATATTCCTGACCAAGATTTAGTCTCAAACTTTTTGGCTCAACTACCAAGCTCAGACCGGGAAGTTCTTACAAGTCAGCTTCTTCCACCTAAACTTTTAGAGTTAGCAAAATTAGATGCATTCGGTCGTGGCATGCTGATTGGCGGCGATACTGGCGATCTAAATATCCGCTACATGACAACGGATCAAATTGCCGCTGACCCCCAATTGCGCGGGACGCTTGGCAGTGCGGAGGCTGGCTATGAAGGAGTAGCCATAGATGATTACAACGGGAAACCTTTGGTAGTCGTAAACATTTCCGAGGCAGTAAATCCGCTGCGCACATTGGCGCATGAGTTGTTCCATCCTAAATTTGAGTCTGGCGACCCCAGTGATCCATTGATGGCAATCAGGGCGCAATTGGAATCAAACCTTTTTGGAATAAAGGACCAGGAGGGCAATGAAATTGTTGCCGGTCAATACAATGACGCTCAATTCAAAATGCTGGAAAGCGACTACGTTTCCATGATGAGCGAAGGTTGGCAGAACGAATACTACCAACGTCCTATTCAGGCTAGGCGCAGCTTTGTTGCGGGAGAAATTCTATCGGAATCGTTTGGCAACTTTGCCGAGGCGTCAAAGGGAGATGTAGCCGCCTACGCCAATAAGGTTAATAAACGAGCAAAAGGCACTTCCCCGGAAGCTGGCTTACTTACAAACCAACTTTACAAGTTCCAATCAGC